GGTTTATGTAGATGCTGGTACTTTGTATGGCGATAAAAGATTCTATTGTACTTCGAATACGGGCGGAACGCTCGGCTCGACGGCGGTAACTTATGTACAGGATACTGCAGGAACTTTGTCACCATCAAATTTTGTGACAGAGGAAACACCATCAGGGACAATCAATGGTTCCAATGTGACATTCACTCTTGCAAATACACCAACAGCAGGCACATTGAAATTGTTCTTGAATGGTGTTCGCCAAAAGAGCGGTGCAGGCAATGATTATACAATTACAACAAATACAATTTCAATGACAACAGCACCAATTTCAGGTGATGTTTTAATTGCTGATTACATGAAATAATTGAAAGAGTATAGGGATGCCAACAACAAAATTAAAGAATGGTCAATTGCCTGATACTATCAGTTCAAAAACAGTTGATAATACAAACACCATCAACACCACCACAACAAATTTGAAAATCACAGGTGGCACAAATGGTCAAGTTTTGCAAACTGATGGTTCAGGAAATATATCTTGGACAACAGCAGGTGCATTGGGCGCACCAACATTTGTGAAAACAAAAACAGCTGATGAAACAGTGACAAGTTCCACCACATTGCAAGATGATGACCATTTGTTTCAATCTTTGACAGGTGGAAAATCCTACTATTGGGAATTGGTTTTGCTTGTGAGTAGAAGCAATACAAATAATTCACCTGTTTTGAAAATAGCAGTGGATGTAAATAGTACGGGGTATTGGGGACCAATGGGAACTTTTGTAGCAGGTCTGATAACAGATGCCACAACAGTAAATTCAAGTGGCACTATATCGGCAAATGTTGGGGCACCAATAAGGCTTGTCATCAATGGTTCAAACAAGTTAAGTTCCAACACTACCTTACAAGTTAAATGGGCACAGAACGCGAGCGTGTCGACAGGGTTGGTTTTGTATGCAGGCTCAAGACTTACCGTTTGGGAGGTTGCATGACATTAGAACACCACAAAACAACAGAAGCAATCAATGAAGATGGCGTGCCTGTTTTGCTTTGGAAATTCAAAGATGAATCAGGAAATGTTTGGAACACAGAAACTGCAATTGATGGTACTGAACAGGAAGCTGCATCAATCATTTTTCACAGCATGAATAGTGCAAATGAAAACCAATAAAAACAAATCATCTGATGGTGCAAATAGATTCCGATTGTCCGAACAGGAAATTGAAATGTTGATGCAACACAGGCATGGAATGATTGATGAATCAGATATTGTTCCCGCTTGGTTGATGCAAATGGAAGATGGCAAAAATGAAATTCCTGATGAAGTAATCATCACAGGAAAAACAGCCGTTTTGTGTGATATACATTTGGGGTTCCATGACATTGATGCAATCACAGCATGCATCATGTACTTGGCAAAAGAAAAACCTGATAATATCATTTTGAATGGTGACTTGATTGATGCACATAAATTATCAAGGTGGGCAAAAAGAAAAGATGATATTGAATTTGTGATGGAATTAAAACTTGCAAGAAATTTCATGGATAATTTGCAGGCGCAATTCCCAAATACTAAGTTGTATTTCAAAGTTGGGAATCATGAAGACCGCTTGGAAAGATACATCATGGAAAAGGCAGAACAATTTGCAGGGATTGTTGACTGGGTTTCACTTTTGGAATTAAAGCAAAAGGGAATTGCATTTGTTGATTCAATGCAATTGATGATGGTGAATTCAATTTGGCTTGCACATGGTCACGAATTGAAAGTAAGTGGATTGACACCTGCACAGGCTCTATTGAATAAAGTCATGTCTAATTGCGCTATTGGACATTTGCACAAAACCTCCACAGCACGGAAAAAGACATTAGATGGTGAATTCATAAGGTGTGATTCAATTGGCACTTTGTCAAAGCTTAAAAGGGGATATATGATGCATTCACAAAGCAATCATGGTTTTGCAATTATTCATGAAGATGGACATATGCAGAACATGATCATTGAACATGGAAAGGTGATGAAATGATGGACAACATGAACAGGATCATTTGGGCAATGATTGCAATGGCATTGATAGCAGGATTCCTATTTGGCAAAGGATGTGAAGAAAAGGGCTACAAATCGATTCTAAGACACGATACTGTAAAAAGCATACAAACTATCGAAAGACCCGTTTTCGTTAAGCCTGAAGTCCGTGTAAAGCAAATATTGATACCCTATCGAGATACAATGTATGTGAAAGAGCAATTGCCATGTGATTCAGCATTCATTGCACAGGCTGATTCAGTTATCACAACAACAGGTGATACAATTCAGGTTGCATTCTCACATGTTCCTTTTGACAAATCATTTTTCAGTATGGTAGTAAAACCAAGACCTGATTCCATATTGACAAAGACAATTGAAGTTCCTGTTATTCAGGAAAGCAAAACAACAGAATTTGGTTGGATTATTTCAGCATTTGCAATTGGTTTGGGCATTGGCATATTGGGGGCATCAAGATGAAAGTGGCATTGACAAAACTCAAAAACAATCCGAAAAATCCGCGTGTGATTCGTGATGAAAAATTCAACAAACTGAAAAAGAGCATTGAAGAATTTCCTGATATGCTTGAAAAAAGACCATTGGTTGTTTTCACAGACAAAGATGGAAAATATGTTGTCTTAGGTGGCAACATGAGATTGAAAGCAGCAAAGGAACTTGGCATCAAAGAATTGCCTGTGATTCTTGCTGATGAATGGACAGAAGAACAAAAGGCACAATTCTTAATCAAAGACAATGTGAACTTTGGTGAATGGAACCATGAAGAATTGGCAAATGAATGGGATGCAATTCAATTGCAAGAATGGGGATTGGAAGTCTTTGGCTGGGAAGATAATTTGTCAAACAATGAAGAATACAACGGGTTGGATGCCGTTTCAAAATTAGATAAATTTATGTCAGCAGAATTGAAGCGGATGTTTTTGGTGTATGACAACGAAACATTTGAAAAAGTAACTGCGTGGTTTTCAAAGTTAAGAGAAAACTATGTCTTAGACGATAACAGTTCTGTCATATTAAAGTTGATGGAAAATGAAAACATTTGAATTGAATAAAGTGAAAGACGCGTCTAATTTAATAAAACAAACGCCATCAAAAAGTGATTACAAATTACTTATCCAAGAGGACACAATATTCACAAAAGGCGGCGAGGCAGTAGGTTTGTATATTAAGGTTCGTCACCACCTTATTAACGAAATAAGGAAAGCATGCTTGGAAACAAAATTTGTAAAAACATATAGGACAAGAAAAGCACTTCCAACGCAATCAAGTGTTTTTGGAGCATTGCCAAGAATACCACTAAGGAATGATTATTGCAGGTTTTCTGCACACACAAGAAACGAAAGAGAAAATACAAAAAGACTATTTGCTTTTATGGAAGTATTGACAAGCATTTACAAGGAATATTTGCCTGAACAATACAAGCATGATTCAATGGTAATTGAACAAAATGTCAATTCAGATTATTTGTTGAAAGAAAAACAGCCTTTTGCAACAGCAAACATTAATGTCAACCATGCAATCAAATACCATAGGGACACAGGAAATTTCAGGGGCAATTTATCAAATGTATTGATACTTAGAAACGGAATTGCAGGTGGTGAATTGGTTTTTCCTGAATATGAATTTGCCTTGTCACAGGAAGATGGGTATTTGGCAATATTTGATGGTCAGAATGAAATTCATGGCGTGATGCCTATTATCAAAACAAAGGAAAACCCATACAGGGCATCAATAGTCTACTACACATTAGAAAACATGAAACATTGTTACCCTTTCAAAATGGAAGTTGAAAGGTTGCAAAAGGTAAGCACAAAAAGAGCAGAAAACAGGGCGCAAAATAAAGACCCAAGAAATGCAAGCAGCAAAAAACAAAATGGCATATAAAAAAGAAAACATATTGAAAGAATCATTGGAATTGATTGAGAAACATCACTTGATTTTCATTGATGATATTGTTGGATTGTTGCCATGTTCAGCACCAACATTCTATTCTTTTTTCCCGCCTGAATCTAATGAACTTAATGACATAAAAGCAAGATTGGCAAAGAATAGAATCAGCATGAAAGCAAACATGCGTAAAAAGTGGTATCAATCCGAGAATGCAACATTGCAAGTTGCCTTGATGAAATTGATTGCAACAGATGATGAAGCAGCAAGACTATCAGGCGTGCCAAAGGAAACAAAGCAAAAGGAAGATGCATTGACAATCAAATGGAATCAGATGAATGCAGATTGATGTCACTCTACATAAGACACAAATGGAAGTGATGGAACAGCGCAAAAGATTCAATGTTGTTAGATGTGGCAGGCGTTGGGGAAAATCAACACTTGCTTTTGCGTTGGCATTGGAAACAATGGTTGGGATGCAAGGCACAAAGGTTCTATACACGGCACCATCGAATGAAGAATTGAAGGGCAGGTATCAGGAAGCCAAGAATATGTTCACTGCCGTTGGTGCGGAATGCAAAGAAGGTGAAATCAGACTTGGTGAATCATTCCTACATTTGAAAGGCATTTGGCGTGCTGATGCCTTGCGAGGTTCAAAATACCATAGAATGATTGGTGATGAATGGGCATATTGTGATAATGCAGAGGATGATTGGAATTTTGTTTTGCGTCCTATGTTAACTGATTACAGGGGTGATTCATTTTTCTTTTCAACACCAAAAGGAAAGAATCATTTTTCAGAACTTGATTCAATGCAAAACAAATTTGATGATTGGCAATCATTTCATTTCACGACATATGACAATCCATTGATTGATGCTGATGAAGTGAACCAACAAAGAGATTCAATGCCATCACTTGTTTTTGCACAGGAATATTTGGCAGAATATGTTGATAGGGATGCAGCGAAAATCAAGCGTGAATGGATACGCATTTCAAATCAAATGGAATGCAAGTCATTCTATATTGGTGTTGACTTGGCAATCAGTGAAAAAGAAACAGCGGATTACACGGCAATTTGTGTGATTGGAATAACTGCAAAGAATGAAGTGGTTGTTTGTGAGATGATGCGAGGGCGTTGGACATTTGTTGAAATTGGTGAAAGGATCATTGCAATGGAAGACAAATGGAAACCAAAGGTTGTTGCCATTGAATCAAATCAGGCACAGGCATGGCTTGTCCAAGAATTGAAACGAAACACAAGAATGAATGTGATTGGGATTCCAAGCACAAAAGACAAGATGATAAGATTTCAACCGATTGAAGCAAAATATGAACGCGGTCTTGTTTACCATGTTCCACATTTGCTTCCTGAATTCACAGATGAATTGCTATCATTCACAGGCACAAAACAAGATAGGCATGATGACATGATTGATGCATTGTCAATGGCGTTTAATGCCATAAGAAAAACACCAAGTATTCATGTATAGGATTTGAGAATGTCACTTTATGCAAACATATTAGAGCGTGTGAAATTCATTGCAGGCGGTGTTCAGGAAAAACGCAAGAGACCTCCAATTGGATATTTGAATGATGGTCGTGGAATGACATCAGTCACATCAGGACAGGAATTGATTGCATCAGCAACAGGCACTGTCTTTGCATGTTTGCAATTGCGTGCAAATGGATTGATGTCTGTTGACATGAAACCTTTCCGTGAATTGAATTGGGAAAAGGAAGAAATCTCAAATAGTCATTGGGTAAATCGCCTAATGAAAAATCCTAATCCATATTTCACTTATTCACAAATTTTCAAGAGCATTCAAAATTGGTTTGATATCAATGGTAATGCATTTGTGTGGACACCAAAGTTAGGGCATGATGTTCCATTGCAAATGTGGGTTCTTAATCCAACAAGAATGAGAGTCATCAGAGGTGGTGACAATTTCATCAAAGGCTATGTGTATCAATCAGCAAATGATGGTGCATTCACATTGCCAGAAGATGAAGTGATGCACATTGCGAATTTGTTTCCTGCATCATCAAAGCCTGATGAAATGATTGGCATGAATATATTTGGCAAAGGACTAGTTTCCGCCGTATTGCCATATGCAAGCATTGATAAAGAGGTGAGTGACTATCTTTCAAGATTCTTTGCAAATGATGCCGTTCCACCATTGATTGCAACATCAGCAGACAATGTTGATGGTGATTTGTGGAATACATTGAAAGAACAATGGAATGAAGCCCTGCCAAATTACAGATTGCGTGCATTGCTTGATGGTGGATTGCAATTGACAATGCCACCTGAATCACAGATTGGAATGTCTTATGATTCAATTTCAAAAGATGTGAGATCACAAATTGCGCAGGTGTTTGGTGTTCCAACAGGAATGTTGACAGGTGAATTTCAAAACAGGGCAACAGCAGAAGTTCAATATGCCGTGTTCAGACAACAGACAATTGATCCTGTTGCAATTTACATGGCAGAGGAATTCACAAGGCATTTCAGAAGATTTGAAGATGATATATTGATTCAGGCACAACCATATGAATTTGCGGATGTTGATTCCCAAATCAAGCAGGAAGAATTTGAATTGAAATATGGCATCAAAACAATCAATGATGCAAGACGGGAAAGAGGGTATGACACAATTCAAGGTGGTGATGTTGCAATGCTTGTCAATGGCGTTGTTCCTATTACAACGGTAGTTTCACCACCTGAATCAGTTTCCGTGCAACCACGGGCGTTTATAGGGGCAAAAAATACTATTGTGCCACGATCATTCCCTATGCAAACAGCAGATGCAAAAGCAGAATCATGGAGACAATATGATGAAATAGCAAATAGCATATCAGGAAAATTGGGAACGGTTGTCAAAGGTTTTGTCACTGAATTTGAAAAAGAAACATTTGATGCATTGGAATCAGGAACAGGTGTTCAAGAAACAAGTGGATTGAATGCCGAACAATCGGCAAAACTTGCAAAGGTTGTTGATGATGCAACAAACCAAGTGGCACAAAAAGTATTGAAAGATTTTGGATTGGGCAAAGAGGATTTGACAGGCGAACTTGGACAACAATTACAACAGATGTCAAGGGATTTGAATTCACAGATTGTTTCTTCAATCAATGATTCAATGGATTTGATAAAGCAGGATGTTATTGAAACCATTTCACAGAATGCAACACAACCAAAGGAAGTGTTGGAAGAAATATTGCAAAGGGAATTCAAAACACTTTCAACAAGCCGTGTCCAAATGATTGCACAAACAACGGCAACATCAGTGACCACAGGAACACAAAAGACTGTTTTCAAATCAATGAAAGTCAAGTCAATGTGGAACACACAGCGTGATGGAAATGTAAGACCTGCACACAAGGCAATTGATGGACAAATTGAAAATGAACTTGGTTGGTTCAAATTCGGTGATGGTTCCTTGATTGACAGACCAGCGGGTTCATCACAAGGTGGCACCACAGTGAAAGCAGCCAATGTTGTAAGATGCCGTTGTTATTTGTTTCCCGTTCAGGACAAATAGTCATGGCAGAAACATACAAACCAACAGACGGCATGAAGATTGAAGCAGCCCGTGCAATCAAATGGATTGAAGATGGTCACGAAGGTGGAACGCGAGTTGGAAGAATCAGAGCACGGCAAATTGTCAATGGTGATGAACTTTCATTTGATATTGTGCAAAGGATGTTTTCCTATTTTTCGCGTCATGAAGTTGACAAGAAAGCAGAAGGATTTGAACCTGATGAAAAAGGGTATCCAAGCAAAGGGCGTGTTGCATGGGGTCTTTGGGGTGGTGATGCAGGATTCACATGGTCAAAGAAAATAATTGAATCAGCAAAAGCAAAACAAGAATCAAAAGGAATGAATATGCAAAATGTTATCCATCGTGAATTCACTTTGGTGAAACGCGATTATGAAAATGATGAAAAGGAATATGAAGAAAAGGATGATGGCATATGGTCTTTCACCATCAGCACACCTGATGTTGATAGATACGGCACAATCATTGTTCCAAGTGGAATTGATTATTCAGCATACATGAACAACCCTGTTGTTCTAATCAATCACAAATCAGATTATTTGCCAATTGGAAAATGTCTAGGATTTTTCTTGAATGGTGAAAACTTGGAAGCCACAATCCAATTGGACATGAATGATGAAAAGGCATGCAAGGTAAATGACAAAATCAAGAATGGTTTTGTGTCTGCCGTTTCCGTTGGAATCATTCCAATAGAACAAACAGAACAAACCATCAACGGCGAAAAGGTAATAACATACACAAAATCAGAATTGGTTGAATTTTCGGTTGTCACGATTCCCGCAAATCGTGATGCACTAATCAAGAAACATTTTGAGAATCAGCAAAGCAAAAGTTTCAAAGATGTATTGAAAAAATTATATGGAGAAAAACGAATGTTGACCCCTGAACAGGTTGTTGCAATCGAAGAACAATTGCTACCAGTCATCAAGGAAGCCGCGTTGCTATTCTTGAAAGAGGAATTGGGAATTGAAGAAACATTGGCAACACAAGCAGCAGAAGAAGGCACAATGGAAATGGCAGAAAAAGTCATGGAAATTTTGAATCCTGATGCAACAGTACAACCACAACCACAAGTAGAACCTGCACCTGCACAACCATCACCTGATGCAACAGCACCTGTTGAAGCATCATTTGAAACAAGAGCAGGCAGAAGAATCGCAGCAACAACAATGTCATTGATTATGGAAGGCGTTGGAATGATCAATGAAGGAAACAAGAAAATCAAAAAAGCTATTGACACGGAAAGAGGCTTTTCAATTGAATTGCCAGTGAAGATGGATGCACAAACTATTTTGAACACAATCGAATGGAAATGAATAAGATGAATAATAACATCATAACAACAACAAAAGAAGATTTGCAAAAGGTTGTTGAAACTAAAGCAAATGAATTAGCGCAAGAAAAATTGCGTGGAATGAATCCTACAAATATTCCACAATCAGGTTTTGTGAAAGTCAAAGCAGAGCACGATTCCAAGCGCGATCAAGCTCGCATTGTTGCTGATTATATTACAGCAATCACCAAAGGTAAAATTGGTGTGGCAGAAGACATTGCAAATCGTGCAAATGAAAGATATATCACAAGAGCTGATTTCAACACAGGCACAAATTCACAAGGTGGTTTTGCAGTTCCACAATTTTGGGTGGAAGACATTATGTCTTTTGCTGATAGATTTGGATATGCAAGAGCACTTGCAAAAATTTATCCAATGCGTGGCAAAATCGAAAACATCACATCATCAGGTGCATTCAGTGCAGCGGTTGTGGCAGAAGGTTCATCCCTCACATTGACAGACAGCACAAGTTTCTATACAGGAACAGCATTGACAGCAAAGAAAATTGTTGGTGGATGTATTGTAACTGATGAACAATTGAGAGATGCAACACCTGCTTTTCTTGATTATACAATCCAAGGTCTAGCGCAGGCAGTTGCCGAAGCAGAAGACAAGCAATTCTTCAAAGGCACAGGAAATGCGCCTGAATTCACAGGGTGCTTGGTATTGTCAGGAACATCCGTAATTAGACAAGGCGGTGCAAATAATTCAGGCAAAGATACATTTGCAGAAATCTCATGGAAAGATCTTATCAATCTTCGCTTGGGTGTAAATTCATCCGTTGGTGCAAATGGTGTTTTTGTTGTTCCACAATCTGTATTTGGACATCTCTTGAAAGAAACAGACGGTGTGAATGGCAGACCAATTTGGGACATGATTAGACCAATGGAAGTGAATTCAATTGGATTGACTGCACTTGAAAACAATACCTATGTAACACCAACAGGCAGACCTATGCATGTTGTTCCTGATTCTCTTTTCCCATCATCAGCAGCAAACACAGCATCGGCAGTTTATGCAGACTTTTCACAATATTCAATTCTCGGCATTCGTGAGGATGTAGCGGTTGATGAATACAAGGAATATTTTGCAGCAACAGGTTTGGGTGGAACATCACAACGCGGAATCATGGTAAGTGAATCAATTGGAATTGCATTCCCTGCACCATCTGCAATCGGTGTGTTGAAAACATCAACTACTTAATTAGGTGAATCATGATTGATGCAATTGTATTGAAATCATTTGCAGGTTTGGAAGTTGGAAGAATTACACAATTGAAAGATTTTGAATTTGAAAAACTTCATGCAAGTGGACATGTAACAAAAGAGGATGCAGGCGAAAAACCTGCATCCGTAATTTCTAAAAAATCATCAGAACCAAAGGCATTCAAAAAATGAGTTATACAACGGCATACCCTCGGATTCAACAGGCATTTTTTCAATTCAACAATCTTGAATTGGCAGGTGATCAATCTGCAGAGGATGCCGTTTTATATGAATGGTTCGATGATCTATTTGACATATGCTTTGATGAGGCTGAAGGCTATTGCAATCAGCCTCTCAGGGCATCTGTTGTGAACTATGTTTTTAACTATTCGCAAGCCCGTCACGGCTTGGAAAGTGAACACAGGTGGAAATATATCCCTTTCAATGCAAACACATCTGTGACGGCTTTTCAGTGGCGTGTTGATGAATTCGGAAACTATGCAAATGTGAGTGCAGGAAATTTCACAACATCAGTTGATAATGGATTGAACTTTGTGATATTCAGGAATATCAACAGCGGGCAATTTCGTGCAACACTTTCAACAGGGTGGAGCGATGCCAATTTACCCAATACAGTTATTCAAGGCATTGTTGAAATGTCATCATGGATATACAAGCAAAGCGCAAATGGTGGTAATTGGTTTGGGCTTGGTTCTGTTTCAACAGGTGGTGCAGGTCAAAATGTGAATGCAAGTATTTTGCAAGATTTGAAATGGCAAAGATTCTTTGACAAATATAGAATTGCGGTGGTGTAAATGTTTACAACAACACAAGTGATGAATGTCATCAGACCTGTCATTGCAGATCAGATGCAACAATTCCCTGTCTTCATGCAAATATCAATTGCAAAGTTTATGAAGGATCAAGGTGCAACAGGCGGTGCATCATCCGCTGCACCTGTTTTCAATACAGGTGATGTTTTGTACAAATCAAGTGGAAAGTTGTTTCAATCATTCATCAAGAACAATGCAAAAAATATTTACAAGGCAAAACAAAGCGGAAACAAATTTGAATTGGAATATGGAAGCAAAGTTGTCTATGCTGCAATTCATGAATTTGGTGGATTCATCAAAGGAACGCCATTGACTGTCATCAAAAGCAAAAGCGGTCGGAAGATGAAAAAGGAAACAACCAAGATGGCGCAATTCTTTTGGTACAAATATTACAAAACAAAAGCACCATTTTTCAAAAGGATTGCATTATCAGTTGAACAGAAAGGCGGTGTTGATATTAAAGCAAGACCATATTGGCAAAATGCAATTGATGATTTCAATTCAAATGTCAAGGAAAGATTCACACAACAAATCAAAAATGCAATTGTTCAGCAATTACAAGAAATGCAAAACAGAACACGGGATTGATATATGTCAAGAGAAAAACATATCACAGATGCAATCATTGAAAAACTTGGCATGATGTCGGGTGTCCGAGTATATGAACAAATATTGCTTAACAAATATGAAACATATCAATTTGATTATGTAGGCATATATGGTTCAACGGATGAAAGATTCACAGAGTCAATGGAAGACATGTCAGCGGTTGCCGATTTGGGCAAAGTTGATTTGTTCATTCTGTTAGGGAATTCAGTGAAAAAGACACCAACACTTGGTGCAGGAAAACTACGACATGCCATGCAAGAATTGGCAGAGCGTGTGGAATATGCATTGCAAGATTTGCGGATTGAATTCTACAAATCAGATTATGAGACAACAACCTTTTCACCTGTTCACTATATTTCTAGTGAACCAATTACATATTCAGATGATGAAACAAAGGGATTGACATTGATGACTTTTCGCATTTTTTACACAAGAATATCATGAATAATTTACTATCAGTTTGCATCATTCATCCAAAGAAAGCAAACCTATCAAGACTGATTTCAAGATTGCCAAAAGGAACACAAATTGTATCATGCGCAGTTGAACAGAAGGATGAATATGAAAATCAATTTGAAGTCATTGCGAACACACCAAGCATTGTTTCTATTCATTACTATTACAAAGATTATGGCATTGACTTTGACTTTGCACAAATCAGAAACAAGATGGATGAATTGGCATCAGGCACTTGGTGTTTGCATATTGATTCTGATGAATATTTGGGAACATTCCCAGAAGATGCCATTGCAGAAATTCAGGCAATAGATGAAGCGGGCGCGGTTGGTGGTTGGATTACAATTTCAGGACTGATGTATGAAACAAGTGATGAAGACAAAGTTAGGGAGCGTTATTCACTTCACGCAGGAAGATTGCACAAACGCAATTCAGGATTGTTTTGGGAAGGCATTTGTCATGAGGCTTTGACATCACACAATGAAACGACAGCTTTTGTTGACACTGATATTGTCCTGATTCATGATGGATATAAAATTGATGATGAAGGCTTTGAAGACAAAGGCACAAGAAACGGAAAATTGCTGATTCGAGAATATATACGGAAACCAAGCAAGCGGGCTTGGAATTATTTAATCAAGACTTTTTCAACACTAAGAGTTAAGGAATAAAACTATGCTAATTGGAGGCGCAAATGTCACGGATTTTTTCACAGCGTTTGAATCAAACGGTGTGCCATTATTCGCGACAACAACAACACCATTGATTTCTTTGACAAAGAAAATCAAGACATCAGTGACAAGAACAAATTTCACAATTGATCAGAATGAAGATGATCCAGATTTGACAACATTCTTGACAGATTATGCACCACAGACACAAGCAGCATCTGATTCAGGTGAATATGAGGATGGTGTGAAATTCAATTCTGCAACAGCAGCATCACAAACACTTGGTAAAATTACCTATGGTTCAAAATATGCAGGCACAAATCCATCACACCAAGGCAAACGCAAGGTAGTTATCATGCTATGCAAATTGGCACAGGATGTTGGTGCATTTGACATGGAATCAGGTAAATACACAAAACCAAAAGTTGGTGGTGAAATTGTAAATAATGATGCGGTTGTGACTGTTCCTGTGACAGCATTCCGTTCATCATTGGTAACGTTGGCAACATATGTCACAATTCCTGCTGATAAGGGATATGTTGAAATATGGCTCACAGGTGTCGGTAATTAAACAAAACAAGGGCATGGCATAAATTGTGTCATGCCCACTATTTTCATTGCTTAGAATCAATTTATGAGGCATATATGAATATTTATTTGGGTGGCAAAGAACATAAAGTGCAATTGCATAAAATCCTTTCACAGAAACTATACAATGAAGTCACACCATTACTTTCTGAATTGGAAACAAGCGAAGGCGCACGGAAAGCATATGAATCACAATTGCAAAAAAAGATGTTAGGTGATTCTTATTTCACAGGCAAATTGAATTTGTTGCAGGGTGCAAATGCATGGGATGCATTAAAGGATGATTTCAGATTACAGGAAGTCATTGCAGAAACTTTGCTGATGGTTCGGGAAAATATCTTTGAACATATTTCATTGAATGAATCAACCATTGGAATCATATTCAAAATGGCAAAGATTTGTATTGACAAAAAGACAATAACAAATCAGGAATTGTTGAATGCAATTGATAGTGATATTGATTCTGAATTTTGGCAGGAACAGGATTTGAATTCCATATTGGAGGAACTCAAATTTTTTCGTCAAAATGTATTGGGTAGAATCAAGACAAATCCATGAAATGTTGAATGAATGGGTTGTGTTCAATGATCCTGATGATGATAGATTTGTGCAGGATGATGAACCATTGGCAATGAGATATTTGGATGAATCAATCATGGATGAATATTTTGTTTTTAGAAACATTGCAAATGGCAGTGCATCTGAATTCCATCACTTATGGAATAATATTTCAAGACTTGAAATGTTCAAAGTTTATGCAATGAACTTGACATACCACAAAGAACGCAATCACAAAGGATAGATAAATGGCAAATGATATAACCTTAAAAGTTGGTGTTGATTCTTCTGATGCAGACAAAGGATTTCAAGAAATTATTTCCAAATCAAGTGATGCAGCACAGGAAGCGCAATCAAAATTTAGTGATGTGTTCAAAGGTGCATTTGCAGGTGGTGTTCTTGCAAATGTTGGTGGACAAATTGCAGGTGTTTTGCAAGAGGGTGTGACAGCAGCGGTTGAAGCGGGTGCTAATTTTGAAACAGCATTGCAATCCGTTTCTGCAATCACAGGTGCAACAGGTGAGGGGTTGAATGATTTGGGCACAAGGGCACAGGACTTGGCATTGAAATTTGGTGGAAGTGCAACAACACAAGTGGAGATGTTTGGAACGGTTTTGTCAAAGTTTGGTGCAGACTTGGCAAAGACGCCAGAGGCATTAGGAACGGTTGCCGAATCAGTGAACATTCTTGGAAAGGCAGCGGGCTTGGATGCAAAGGCATCTGTTGATGCATTGTCTGCATCCATGTTGCAATTTGGTGTTGATGCATCAGACCCTGCAAAATTAGCATCTGAATCAGGAAGATTCATCAATGTTTTGGCAGCATCCGCAAAAGCAGGTGCAGCGGAAATTCCACAAGTGAGTGAAGCGATTTTGCAAGCGGGTGTTGCTGCAAAAGGTGCAGGACTTTCATTCGAAGAAACAAATGCTGCAATTCAAGGATTGGCAGTTGGTGGAAAGGTTGGAAGTGAAGCGGGTGTTGCATTGCGTAATGTTATTGGCAAATTGATTGATGGTGGTGGTGAACAAAAAAAGGTTTTGGAATCAGTTGGTTTGTCATATGAGAAACTTGGAAACACTTTGACAACATCAGCAGAAGATGGTGGTGGCCTTGCAGCAGCATTGGAAATGTTGAAAGGTGGATTGGACAAGATTACAAACCCAGCGGAAAAGGCAGCAGCAGCGGGAAAATTGTTTGGTGCAGAAAATGCATCAGCAGCAGGCATTTTGTTGGATCAAGTTGACACAATCAAATCATTCACTGAACAGGTAACAGGCACAACAGAAGCGGTCACACAAGCAGCAATCAATCAGGACACATTGGCGCAAAGATTGGACAAAGTAAAAGCAGCAATTGAAGTCGGATTGATTAAAGCATTCCAAGCATTGACACCTGTTGTGAAATTTGTATTTGATAATTTTGCTACAATAGCAACATACCTTTCACCAATTGCAATTGGACTTGCAGCGGTTGGTGTTGCTGCTTATGTTGCATCACCTGCATTTGGTGCATTAACTCTTGGAATAGGCTCAGCAACAACGGCAACAATTGCATGGACAGCAGCATTATTGGTCAACCCTGTTTTCTTGATTGCATCAGGTGTTGCATTGGCTGCAATTGGTATTGTTGCATTGGCTGATGCTATGAATACAAGCACGGAAGAAAACTTAGAAAATGCTGAATCACAAAAGGCAGTGATTGAAGAGCAAATGAAGTTGAATAAGGAGCAGCAACAAGGGGAATTCCAAACACAAAAACTTGTCAATGAATTCAAGGAACTTGCAAGCAAATCTGAATTGAGTGCAAAGGAACAAAAGCGATTGCAGGAAATTCAATCTGAACTTGACAAGAAATATCCAAAGTTGATTGACCAGACAAAATCCTACAAAGAGAATTTGAAAGGTGTGGAAGAAGTTGGAAAAGCAACAACGGCTGAACTTGGAAGATTGAAAAATGAGAATGATAAATTGGAAGAGGCATTCTCAAAAACAGCGCGGTTGATTGCATATGAAAAACGAAATCTTGCAATCCAAACTTTGTCAAGTGAAGCAAAGATTGATGTCACTGATTTTGCAAACAAACTCTACAATGCAAAGAATGAAAAGGAAGTGCAGGATGCACAGGCAGCATTTCTTGAAAGATTAAACAAAAGTGGTGTTGATAATATCACGGCAACATCAACAGCAGCAACACAGGCGGTGAATGCAGCATTGGCAACATTCCGTAAAAAAGCAGAAGCACCAATTGAAACAAAAGTCATTGCGAAAACTGATGACAAAGACACAAAAGATAAAGATGACAAAGACAAACCAAAACCAAAACCACCAAAGCAAGATGACCGTAGATTGCAATCAATTCAAGATTTGATAATTGCAGAAAAGGCATATCAAGAAAAGGCATTGGAAACACAGCAAAAGATTGCAGATAAAAATACAGAAGGTGAATTGACAGCCGAGCAAAAGAAACTTTTATACCAAGATGAACTTGCAAGGCTTCAAAAGATATTAGATGCAAAAGGTGGAATTGCTGAATATGATGGAAAGCAATTCAAATCAATCAAAGATATTGCAGACATCACAATTAGTGCTGATGGAAAAATCATTTCAGGATTGCAAGGAAAGAAAGGTGAAATTGAAAAGGTAAGAAAAGATGCTGCAAAATTCTATGATGAAATTGATGACCAAATCAATAAGCTGAATACATCACTTGCAAAATTAACAGCAACAGAAAACAAAGAGGTTTTCAAATCTACTCTTGATAATTTGAAAGAAACTTCTGAATCATTGCGAAAAACAACAGATGAAACATTGACAACAAAGTTCGCATTCTCTGTTGATGAAAAAGTGTTCAGTGATTCCATTGCAAAATTGAAAGCGGATTTTGCAAATGCAAATAATGAATTGAATGCAATCAAAGTCAATGGTGATGAAAAGCAAAGAGAGGATATTGAAAAGACAATTGCAGAAAACTTAAAAAAGCAAGAGCAATTGGAAACAGATGCAGCGAACATACGCGAGCGTGTTTCAATTGAAAGACAAACAGATGCTAATAAAAGAAAACTAGATTTGTCTTTACTTGATTTGCGTATTCAATATGAAAAGGAAAGAGAGGCAAATGCAGGGAACTTTACAAAATTAGATGAATTGGAAACTGCATATTTGCAAGAGCGTGTGAAATTACAGGAAGAATACGACAGACAAACAAACATTCTTTATGGGATTCAATCTGCATTTCAAATGTCACTGATGGAACAATTCAACATCAGTAGATTAATGGAAGAAAGGGAAGCCAATAGACAATTGAGAGAGGAAAAGAAAGCAGCATTGGATGCCGAGGAATCAGACCTTGAAAAATCATTGGCTGATAGGACAATAACATTTGAAGAATATCAACAGAAACTTTCTGAATTGAACCAAGCAAGAATTGATGCAGGATTGATTCAGGAAAATCTTGGTGACCAATTGTTGAAAGATTTGAAGATTGGTAGTGAAAAAGCAATATCACAAATATTGACAGACCAAGGGAACAAACTGAATACACAGGCACAGGATAGAATTGCAAAACAAGCAGCATTGGATGCAAAGGAAGCGGATGCCAAAAAACGATTGGAAGAATTGAAAGGCAAAGGAACATTGGAAGAATTTGCAAAGGCGCAAATGGATTACAACAAAGCGCAAAAGGATGCAGCAGACAATGATGAAATGGTATATGGATTCAGGACATCTGTATTGGAAGATTTTGCAGGAAAGGCAGCAATTCAATTTGCGCAATTAGCTGCATCAGGGAAAGCAAACTTGGCAGACTTTGGAAAAGCAACAGTTCAATTAGCATTTGAAGCATTGCAAAAAATGATTCCAATATACATTGCAAATATTGCAGGAAAGGAATTTGCAACAGGCATTGGTGGTATTGCAACAACAGCAATTTTGACGGCTGCACTTTATGGATTATTTGCAGCAGCACAATCAGCAGCAGGATTCAAAGATGGTGTTGTTGAATTACAAGGCGAAGGAACAGAAACAAGCGATTCAATTCCTGCTTGGTTGTCAAAAGGTGAATCAGTCATCACAGCAAAGGCAACAAAACAAAACAAAGATGAATTGGAATGGATGAACAGAACAGGTCTTCCATTGCGTGAATTTTATAGGCATCAAATCTCACAGACAAGCGTAAATGAATCAGGCGACATAATCCATGAGCTTAGACAATTACGGGTCACTACAGAGAGTTTAGGCGTGCAAATCAATAGAAACACACATGTGAGAGTTGATGGAACTTTGCAAGCAGATGGTAATTCAATTACGGCAATGATTGAATCAAATCGCAAAAGAAATTCAAGGAGGTTTTGATGTCAAGATTTTGGGTTAAGATTGAAGGTTGTGATGTTGATACATTTTCGACAGGGAATGCAACCTACACTGCAATTCAAATTCCTATTGTTGGAATGTTTCCTACATTTGAAATAGAATCAGATTCTGATGTTTCAATGCAAGGGCGGGAAATTGGGCAACGGAAATTGCGTCGTGCATTGGAGGTTCAATGTTTTCCAAATTCGACATGGATGACAAATCCACCAACATACCTGAACACTGATTCTATCATGTTTCTTTTGGATTCTGTTTTGCAAAGAAAGTTTGTCCGATTGAATGCACCTGATGCACCAAAAGTTTTGCCTGATAGATATAAGGATTCAACAAACTTTCCAAGAACAGCAGGGTTGATTCCTTTTGTTTTTGTAAGATGTGATATATCAAATGAAAAGCAATGGACATCAGGAAATGAAAGATTGACATTGACATGTTATCAACGCGATCTTGCAGCGAGGATTTGACATGCCATATAATAGATATTACACACAATTTGAAGATGAAAATGCATGGCAATATACATTGTACATTTTGCCTGCAAATGCAAACACAGGTGCATCATCAGCAAATGTGAATTCACTATCAACATTCAACTTAGTTGAATTGCCTGATGACTTCCTGATGAAGTCTTTGTCTATTGAAACTGAACTTGGTGAAATTCCTGTTGGTCTTGTTTCACAAATTATGACATTGAATGTGAACTTGGCAGCATTGCAAGGCACAAATGATTTGAATGATTTGCGGTCTGCATTATTGCGTGGCACAACACAAACGGGGTTTCCATACAATGCTGATGGAAGCGCAGAACAGTTGTTTGTTTTTTATAGATTCAACACTTTCATTCTCATGGTGAATGATGGAAGTGGTGACAGGCCTGTATTTATTGGATGCCAAAAGTTTGCAGCGGAAAATGAATTGACCTTAACAAAATTGGATTCAGTGATAAATTTCAAGATTGAATGCTTTGATGCCATGAGATTCATTTGTGAAAATATAATTGGTGATTTTTACGCTCGCTATTTTTTGGGCATTGGTTCAAATGCAAATTCACTTGATTATGGGAATGGATATTCAATTGCAAGAAACACAAGATACAATGAAATAGTTGTTGGACAGGCATTCAATCCAATTGGAGGACTATTTGACAAAGCAATTGATTCGACAATTGACAAATATTCATTTGTTGTGAATACATTTGCAAATTTGAAAACATTGATTGATTCCATGTTGTCAGAATACATGAGATCAATCACATGGAATGCATCGTCATCAGTTTCTATTCCTGTTCCATTTGAAAAGGCTTGGAAATTTTATTATCCAAGATTTGAACTTGATTCATTTAATGGAATTGAAATTGATAAACCTGCATTTGTTTCCGAAATTTTCAAGGATGAAGACGGCACAACATTTTTGAAAGGCGGTGCATTGATTGATTCAACAGCCTTTGGAAAGTTTCAAAACTTTTATGAAGTGTTTTTGGCATTGGTTGAAAATACACTGGAAATTTATAGATTGAATTTATCTTATTCAAGCATATCAGGCGCATTTGGTATTTCATACACATCCGATTTCATAAGACCTTTGACAGGATCAGGAATTACATTTAATCAAAGCAATGTTTATTCAGATATTAAGATGAAGTTATTTCAAGAAACCGTCAAATCAGCACAGACATCCGTTTCAACATTGCAAGGGGAAAAGGACACGAAAACTTTTCAATATCAGGAAGGCACATCATCGGACAATGGAAAAGATGTTGAATTGATTTTCCACAATTTGCCATCACCAACGGGAAGAAACATGACTGTGAATGATGTTCAAAATGGATATTATATCAGAAGAAAATCATCAATCAATGCAGGAATGATTGTTTGGAATAACAGCGGTTTAATGATGAGACCTGATACAAAATGTCAATTCAAATATTCCAACACAGATGCAATTTCACTTGATTATTCCGTTCCATCAGGAATTGGAACAATAGCAGTTCAGATTCAAGAACAGCAACAAGCAGGCATTCCATACACAATTGCCTATGCTCTTGTGAAAGCCCTTGGTGATTCAAAGCAAGTTGATTTGGAATTTAAGACAAGACATTCCATTTGTGGCTTTGAAGATGTTGGTGCAAATTGCACAATCAATTTGAATGATCTCAACCCATTAGTGACTCAAATCTACAATGCAAATACGGGAACGGGCGTAATAACAAAACATAAGTTGGATGTCTATTCAGGAAGTGTTGACATATCAGTGAGGATGTACCAATGAAATACAATGAACCCATAAGAGCAAAGGGAATTGGCAGGAATCAATTGGCATTTCCAACAGGTGGCAAATATTCAGAACTGTTGAATGATGAAGATGAATTCAATTTGATTTCACAGGATTCCACATTGCACATTGCACAGGAAGTGACATCACAGGCAATTGGACTTGCAAGATCATCAGCAACGGCAGCAGCATCATCAGCTCACAAGCGTGCCCAAAATTATCCGTTTGGAATGCAAGGTGTAACATCATTTGCAAAATCGGGTGCAGAACCATTTTCTGTTCCTATTCCCTTTTCAATTGTCAATGTCATCAATCCGAATTATTTCTATGATTCAAGAGACCAAACAATTTATGTGAATGAAGCAGGTTGGTATTGGGTGCAGGCTTTTTTCTATTCAACATCAATTCAAGGAAATTTGGATTGGGGATTGGAAATTGCAACAAATGTTTCATCAGGAATTTATACGGAAACTTATGAACAGTTTTTTGCATATCAGAATTCAAACAAACATCCAACACTATCAGGTTCAACAATCATCAATTTGCCAAACCAAAATGAAGTGATGAACAGATCAGGAAGATACGGTTTTCAAATCCGATTATTCACAAATGCATCATTTGTTTCTTTTGGAACAGCGAACACAAAAGCATCATTGCATGTTTTTAAATTGTCTGAAATATTTGAAGCTGATAGAAGATTCACAATAGCAACATAAAAGGAAATACAATGCCAATTTTTTATTCAGGACAAACAGGACAGGAAAAGGTCAAATCAATTTTTGACTTTGGAACATTAGACACAGTTGCCTATGCATCAGGTGACATATTGACAAGCAGTGCAATTGCAATTCCAAATGCATCACGATTTGCAGGTGATTCAGGAACATTATTGAAAGTGATATTGGCAGAATCAACATCAGGAACATTGCAAAAACCTGCATTGCGTTTATGGTTTTTCGGTGGATCATTGACACCGGCATCAAGAAATTCACCACAGGCATTCACCAAAGCACAATTTGATATTGCCGTTGGTTATATTGACATTGCAAATGCATCATGGTTGAATGGTGGAACAGGTGCAGCGTATGTTGAATCAACAATTGAACTTCCATATGGATTGCAACCAACATCAACATCACTTTATGTTGTGCCTGAAATTAGAGGTGCATTCACATTCGCATCAACAGCCAAAATCACAGGCACAGCAATCATTGCAATTGACTAATTAGGAATCAAGACTTATGGCATTATCTTTGACAGATGTCAACACAGGAAATACAATTGTAATAAACAAAGCGGATGTTGTATCATTCTATGATATTGATGAACTGTTCAGAAGGATCAACATGACTAATGGCGCTATATATGATGTTTCTGAATCATATTCAACACTTGTTGGTGACATTGGAAGCGGGAACGCATAATTTTTTTGCATCTATAAATCATTGGTTTTATTGCACTTAAGCGATAAAGCCAATTTTTTTTTGAAATTATTTTATTTTTTATTTGGTGGTTCGCACATAATACCATATATTGCATTTGTAATTGAAACACACACAATAATTTTTGGAGCAAAACAATGACAAACGGACAAGCAAACAAAGCATTCTTGGAATCAGTTGGAACATTGGCATCAAGTTCAATTTTGCATGAAATAGCAAAGCATTATGGATCAACCAAAGATGCAATCTTTTCCGAAGTTACTCATGATGATGCAGAATTCTTATTTGAATACATGAACAGTAGCAATAGAATGAGGGTATTTAATTTAATGAAGAAAATGAATTTGGCATAATTTATTTTTTTTGTTTGGTGGTTCGCATAAAATAGTATAAATTGCATCTGTAATTAAAAACAAACAATAATTATTCGGAGCAGGAAAATGAAAAGAGTAACGTCGCAAACGGTAGCTAAATTAGTTAAAGATAATAACGCGAGCGGAGAAGTGTGGATGTCTTTTTACTGGTCTGGAATGAAGCAAAATTACAATGTGCATTTCTCGAATGGCGCAACCTTAACTTTTGAGGATTCGCAAACAGCAAATAAGGTGTTTACTACCCTTAAGACTAAATTAAAATTTGCGCAGGTTTTTAATTTTAATGAGGATAGATAATCGGGTTTATTTGAGACTTGGCAAATGGGCGACAGCCCATTTAATTTTGTAGTAATGCCAAAAACAAACAATATTTGGAGAAAAGAAAATGACAACGAAAGAACAAACAATCGCAATGACAGAAAAGACACAAGAATTGATTCAGGATATTTTGTCTGAACTTACAAGACTTGAAAATCAATCACAACACCATTGGAAAAGTGGCATAGAGAAATTGGCACAAAATGCAGTTTACGGTATGTCTTGGTATGCAAAAGACATTTATGTCGGTCAATACATGGAATACCAGTACAAAAAGATTGCGCACCTCTTTATTCAATATGAGTCCGGTCTCGAAGGAGCTTTATTACCTGCTTTAGAGGAAAAGATAGAGGAATATGACTACTTTTTGTCAATGGCATTCAATCTTCGTGTGAAATCAACATGTGAGGTTTCGCAAATGACATCAACATGGGAATATGAATGCCAATTGAATGCTAAGAATTTAGTCAAGAAACTTTTGAAACAAATCAAAAAAGAAACATATTCAAATAATTAAACTAAAGGAGCAAAGAAATGAGAGCAATTCCTGAATCAGAAAAATTCACAGCATTTGTGGTTGCATTCCGTATTGCAATGAATGATGAAAAGTTAGCAAAGGCGGTTGCGGTTGCGGGCAATGAATGCAATCAAGAATTTGAGCAAATGAAAAAAGCATGGATTGAGATTGCATCAAAAATTGCAATGCCAATGGTGAATGATGCATTGAAGATTGCAGAACAATATACAACTGATGAAATTGAAATCATTATGGAGAATGAAAATGAATCAGAATGAATTGCAAGAGGATCGTGACTATTGGAAACAAAGATGTCATGAACAAAAGGAAGACATGAAGATATTTGTCACGGTTACTATGCTTGTCATCATGACAATTTGTGTGGAACTTATTATCAACAGATATTGGCCTATGCCATTACACTAACACAAGGAATGCGTATGGATGAAATTGAATGGATCACAACTGAAGAAGCATCAGCAATCTATGGAAAGAGTCAAAGGTATATTCAGATGATTTGCAAAGGCAGGCGAAGGCGTAAAGGAAAAGCAATTTGGCATGTATTGCCAAAGGTCAAAAACATAAAATACACAATGTCAGCTAAGAACAAACCAATGGCATTGATATTCAAAGCAGAATTAGATGAACTATTCACAAAACAATTGGAGCAAACAGGATGAAATTCAAAACACAAGACCAAGCACTCGCATTGACATCAACAATCTTTGTCATCTATGGTGAAGCGGGCGTTGGAAAATCAACATTGGCAAACACGGCAAACAAACCATTGGTTCTTGACTTTGATGAAGGCTACCAAAGATCCAAATTATCAAAAGACTGTTATGAACATGTGCATTGGAGAGACATTGCAAATGATTCAATGTTGGTTGATATTATCAAAGATTACGAAACCATTGTAATTGACACAGCGGGCACGATGTTGGATTCAATCATGGAATGGCACATTGAAACAAACCCTAAATTGGAGCGCATGAAAATGCAATTGTTTGGTGAATTGAAAAACACTTTTCATAAATTCCTGAAATTGATTCGATCATTGAACAAAGACATCATTTTTATCATGCATTCCAAACAGGTGACAGAATCTGAACAATTGAAAGTGAAGCCATTGGCACAGGGTTCATCATATGATTTGATTATTCAGAAGGCAGACATGGTTGGGTATATGTTCAAAGATGAAAAAGGAAATACGGTATTGGATTTTGATGCAAAGGATTGGAAAGTTGGTAAGAATTCTGCTGAACTTCCTGCAATCATTATTCCACACTACAATGAACTTGAATCATTCATGGCAAACATATTTGAACAAACCAAGACTGCATTCAATTACACTAGATTAAACCACACCGAATCATTGCGTGCAATCAACAACATGATTGAAACAGCAAACAAATGTGAATCAGTTGAATCAATCAATGCCATCATGAACACATTGACTGAATCAACATTCACGAAAGGTGAGAAGATGCAGATTTGGAATTCAATCAAGACAAGAGCCGAATCACTTGGATTCAATTACGATGTCAAATCAAAACAATTCACAGGTGCATGATGATTAAAATATCAGCAACACAATGTGATGCATGGTTGAAATATTGCAATGACATCATTGATGAAAATCAGTTGAAACAAACATTATTGAAACAAGGCATGCCATCAATCAAAATGGAATTGGGCACAATGTTCCATTCACTGATTGAAAATCAAGATGCTGATGTTCCATTGATATTCAATGCAGAACAAATCAATCATGCAAGAGCACTTTTCCAAGGTGGAATGCATGAAGCAAAGACACGGAAAAGACATCAATCCAAGCATGGTGAAATTGCAATTACAGGTGTTGCCGATTATTTGATTGGCAGGCGTGTGATGGAAGCAAAGACAACATGGGGTGCATTCTCTATTGACAAATACCTGGATTCAATTCAATGGCAAATGTACTGTTGGTTATTTGAAGCGGATGAAATTGAATATGTTGTTTTTGAATTTCCTGCACCATCAACAAAATGGAAAACAATCAGTGACATTGATTCCGAGTTGCAATACAAATCATTTCATTCATTCACATTGCGTGCATCACAAATGGATGAACAGCATATCAAAACAACGATTGATGAATTGCATAGATTCATAATTGTTTCAGGCATTGAAGATTATATGCAATTAACAGAAGACATATCTATATTTGAATTATTCTAAATTTATAAGGTGGTGAAATGGGACTATTTTTCTTCAAAAAGGAAATTGAAAGAGAGCAATTTGCACAAAGATTGGATTCATTGGAATCACAGATCATGATATTGAATGCAACAATAGATGAACTTATCAAGTTGGTTCCAAATGAAGTGGCAAAACAGATTCAAACAGCAAAGGCAGTTGACAAGGCACATGAAAAACACCAATCACTATCAAAGCGAATGAAAGTCAAAAGGTATTCAGGAACATTTGCCCAAACATACTATGACAGACCTTTTCAAATTGCCATGGAAATGCAAAGTAAATATGTTCAAAGAGAGATTGCAGACAAATTAAATGACTATGGATTCAAGACACCACAGGGAAATGAATTCAAGCAAGGCAATGTTTCCGACATGCTATCAAATAAATGGCTTTTGTCAAGATTCCATAAATTTGAGCAAAAGCACGGTAAATTGCATGAACCTGTTGACTTCATTCATGGATTATCATAAACGCCATAAATCGAATATGAGGCGCGAAAGGGTGTGAACCCATAAGAATATATGTATTCATACCCTTTCATTCAATGGTGAGCCTTAAAACGAGCAAAAAAGACTATTCACAAACATTCAAGAGATACAAAAATGGAAAATCAGAACATAATTCAGGCAATTGCCACAATTTTGCAAGGCATTGAAAGCCATTTGGCAAACATAAGTGCAAAACTAGATTTGATGCATGATTCAGAAAAAGAAAAAAGTATCAAAAAAGAAAAAGAAAATAGCTCAAATTTGGGGGGGATTAT